GTGTTCACCATGTTTGAAAACTGGTTTGTATCCAAGTGGTAAAGAAATAGTGATAGTCATTAGCGTCTTTCAGGTGGAAGAATCACCATGGTACAACGGCAATGAGGATGTACTCTGCCTGGGGTTTCATCGCCATTGGAAAAAGTTCCATTCCAAGGAACTACCTCTCCATGTAATTCTAAACAATCAGGGCAAGTGCGCTCATCTTGAGCAATAACCCACATCTTTTGTGCTTCAGCATCTACATATCCTTCTTTTGCCGCTTGGTTCCATCCCTCTTGGCGTCCCTCATTCTGAGCAATCTGAATCTCTGTACGAGCAATCATGGTTGCTCTTTTGCTCTTGAGTGAATCTGAATAACGAGATGCTCGCTCCATGGCTTTTGCTCTTGCTGATTCTTCTTTGAGTCCCATGCGGATAAGTCGCGCATATTCTTTCTTCTCAAAAGTTGTAACCGCTTTAGCCCATTGCGGATGAAGTCCAACAACATTCTTTATTCGTCGGGCTGTTGCTCTGTAATCAAGTTGGTCATTGAAGGCTTCGATGATTGTTTGTCTAATTGCGTTGCGAGTCATCTCGTCAATCGCTGTAATCAATTCTCCAGCACGGCGTTGGGCAAAGGCTAAAGAATTTGGGTTAGTCTTATTGAATGACATTGTGAATTCAACCTTGGGTGGTTTTGGTTGCGCCCACATTGGTACTTGCGTAAATGTCATATTAGCCATTGGCTTTTTATTTGTAATCTGAACTTTGCTAGGCAAGAAGGCTGGTAAGGCTAACTTAGGAGCAATGTTAGAAATCTGTTGGATGGCTTCATTGCCACCAATATCAATCGCAGAAATAAGCGCTTGTTCAATCTTCTTTTGATTCGCAATAGTGATAGAGGCTAATAAACGATTCAAAGTCTCGGGGTCGAGACGACGGACTAAGCGCTCTAAATCCTTCACGCTGATTTTATCTGTTGCTCTTTGAATAGCATCAAATAAAGTGCGAGCGAGTATCTGCTCTTCGGGTGTAAGTGGTACTCGACGAGGACGCTCTGCTTTCGCAAAATGAATCATCTCTAGCCAACTTCAGGTTGTGGTGTGGTCAATTCCTCGGGAGTTGGTGGAGCAACTGGTAATTCTTCTTCTCCTGATGTTGCTGGTTCCGCAGGTGGCATTGCTCCCGCTTCAGGCATTGGAGGCATACCAAAATTTTGTCCATCATGTTCGGCAGGTGGTAATCCTGCCAAGTCGCGTAAGTATTGCTCCAACTTAGGGTCAGGAACAATTGCGCCAGTTTGTACTAATCCGCCGACGAAGGCTGATACTTCATTCAAATCAACATGGCTTACTTCGCCATAAGTTAGATAAGGAGCGCGGGCTACATCCATGCCATTGAGTTTCAATAGGCGTGGGATAGCGTGTTGATTCATAACTTCAGCAATGTTCTTAGCGATTGAATCAACTGCCATTGACCACAAATCCATCTTGGAAGTTCCAAGGGCATAAGAGCCAACACGGTCAGAGCCGAGAAGGATAAAGTCAGAAAGAATCGACATCGCAATTCTTTGGTCGTAGCGTTGGATAATTTTGTCCGTATCGAACTGACGGCTTCCGCCTGATGAGAGAAGAACTAAATCAAATACCTTGTGTCCTTGGTCGTCATACATCGAAGGCATAATGACGCCTTCTTGCTCATTGCGCTTGATTGAAGTAACAATATCTTTGATAGTAGTCAGAACTGATGCTTGTTCAGCGGTAGCGGTTGAAGATAAGAACTCAGGTGGAACATAAGCAACAGGAAGTCCCGCTAAGTCACGCTCGATACCGATTGCTTCAATCTCTTCAATGCGACGCTTGAAATACCAAGAGCGGTAAGCGTTACGCAGAATAGAACGACCTTCAGGGTTATTCTTTTGTGTGGTGGTACGGAACAACAAAGCCTTCTCAATCGGAATGTGGTGGATACCGCCCGAGGATGGGTCTACTTGAACCATTCCTTGAATACCGCCATCATCATCAATCATCCAACGGAACAAAGTCTCTTGAGCGCGAATAGGCATCTTGCGCCAACCAATACGCCCATCGTTGAATTTAGATTTCTTCCGTGGGTCAGCGTTATCGCCTGTACGAACTTTGTAAACAATTTCATGATATGAATAACCAAAAATCAACATTGATAGCATCTGAGACAAAGTTGCGTCCCATGATTCGCTCATGTCATGAAGGCAGGATTCAATGAACGCCGCAACTTCTTTATCTTCGGGAGTTATATCTCCGTCTTGAGAATTATCTGAATATGGGTCGATTCGCCATTCAAGACGAGTAATAACTTTCTCAATCGCAAAAAGCATTGAGCCAATCGTCGGGTCATTATCCGACATCTCTCGATAAGTCTTTGCTCCGCGTTGTCCACGCAGATTGGTAAGAAACTCTTCAAAGACCGTTCCGCCTGAGCGACGCAGACCAGTAGAGCCGAACTCCGATAAATCGGGCGTTATCTTCTCAGCCATCTAACCCTCTACTCTTTGGTTGCTAATCCTACGACGATTGCGATTGCCTGTTCCTGATTGAAACCCGCTTTCAGCAACTCAGAAAACAATTCATGAGTCTGAATGGCAAAAGCCCCTAGGACAGACACGACTCCCTCACGATTGGGCGAAAGGTTGTCATACACCTCACGATTATAGCGTTAGGCGAATTTTGCCTTTTTATTCTCCGTCAAGGACAAATTCAAAAGAGTTCTGTCTAAGCATCGCAACATCCATCGCAAGTTTCTTAGCCAAATCTTTTGTTGCCGCGTAACCGTATGGACGCTCTTCGCTGATAGAACCTAAGTCATCAAACTTTTTGAACACAACTAAGAACGGCAATTCGGTTTCTGTTTCAGTCAAATGAACTTCGACAAATTCACCTTTATCAATCACCATTGAAATAAATGGACGACCATTGGGGGTAACAAGCATCTTCCCGTTTGGAAGATTCTCTACAAAGTAATCAGTCCAAGCCATGCTATCTCCCTTCAGAGATTTTCAACCCCAATGATACTACACGGGGGTTAGAAGGGAAACGCATCAACCTCGGGTGTTTTCTGCCATGATGGTTGAGTCCATGGATTCTCCTCGACATCGCCCGCGCCATTACGGTCAAGCGTGACAACATTGACAATATGGCGCTTCAAGTCCACGCCGACATTGAAAGCGGTGACTTCTATCTTGCTCCGTTTTTGACCGCTCTGTTTATCCTCCCAAGAAACCTGAACCGCGGTGCCTTGCGCGATAACGCTCATTCCCTTGCGAAGAGATTCACAAACATTCTCTGCCAACTTATTCCAACACTTGACCGACCATGCTGTGACATCGGTGTTTTCCCAAGTGCCATCATCTTTCTTTACTGATTTTGAACTGATGATAGTAAATGATGCGACTGCCTTGCCATTCGGCGTAAATTTCAATTCAGGGTCAGCGGCTAGATTGCCAGCGATAGTAAGTGTCGTCATGCTATGTGCCTTTCGTTAGATATTGGTTGTCCGATTATGTTTAGTTTTTTTCTTAGCACTTCGCGTTCCTCCATGGTTGTGCCACCCCATATACCGAGGACTTTGTAATGTAACGCATAGGTCAGACATTCTGCTTTCCAATAGCATCCATCACAAATTCTCTTGACTTGTTTGTTCTCCTCGATTATCAAATTCTTCTCGGGGAAAAAGAATTCTGTCGAGATTCCCCAACAACTCGCTCCCTCGAAATTCCAAGGCATCGTTATCTTCAATTTCCAATTCCTCTCCAACAATAAGGCGATTAGGGGAAGTGGCATCTAACTTAGCGATTATGCGCCCGTTACGCCATACTTTTCCGCCAACAATTCCGTCGTAGAAATTAGGCTTAGGCTGTACTAGAGATTCACACTCATTCCAAAAGGGACACCTCGCACAATAGTTGAGTGCGGGTTGCGCTAAATCAAGATTGAATTGGTCGAAGAGCCAAGGGTCAGAATCACGGCATGGCGCTTGAGAAGTAAATGAACCCATGTTGAAATGGTATCTTTATGATTCTTTATTCTCATTGATTTCATTGGTACCGCGTGTCGCCCAATCTCCATAGCGCTCGCGGATTAGTTGATTGAGAAGTTTTATTCTCTCTTCTTCATCCGTCTGTCGGTTTGTCTTTGAGTCCGACATCATCGTTATCCTCCCAAGTTTTTATCGCATGATGAATCAAACCTTGATGACGCCAATCAGGATTTTGGTCGTCGGCTAAAGTCAATGTCCAGTAATCCTTATCGCCCTCGCCCATCCATTCAGATACAAGAACCCATCCTGTACAAATAGCGGGTTCGACAAAGGCGATGCGCCCGATTTCGGCGAGCGCATCGTCTATGACGGAAGGTTTACTGTGGTCATCTTGGTTAGCCATTCGGGAAGGCTAGTACCAAAAATTGCGACTCCAAAAGCGCCACGCCGAACACGGGTCAGAATAACGAGACTCGATATAAATGAATCCGCGTTGAATCTGCTCCTCAACAGAAAGGCTCGGGTCTAATCCGAGAATCTGAGGAATACCACCAGCGTGAAGTTTTTCTCCGTTTTGATACACGGCTTTTTTATTATAGGCATCAGGTCGCCAATTAGATTCTTTCGTCCATAGGGACTCAAGACATTGCCATTGAGCATCAGTTTTCCAACCCCATGCTGGCATCTGCTTTTTAGCATAATCCCTAGCAATATCAGGGTCGCGCTCAAGTAGCACGGGCTTCATAATTACTGGCTCCTCCGCACGGGCAGGAGCATCAGGTGGAATATGTAACGGATTGAAAAGAATTATTCCAAGTATGAAGTAAATGTGTGGGATAGGACTTTTGAGTTTTTCATAGAATCGCATATTCCTCCGATGGTCGGAGCGGTCATCTCATGCGCCGATGGCTTCGGCACTTCAATGTTGTCAGTATCGGACTGACCCCGCTTTTACAGGTAAGGTGTTTTGCGAACCTTGGAAATTAGGGTACATCATCAAGATGAATTGCTGTCAAGGGTTGAGCGTTGGTGGCGGAACAACAATCACGCTAGAGAGAGGACGGACGCGCAACCGCGCTTCAACGCCACCGACTCGGGTACCCGAAAGGTATGGTACCTGATTCGCATAATCGAGAAAGGGTAAAGCGATTATGCGAACGCCCCGCGAATCTAAGAAGCGAATCGCGGAGCGCCCTTGTTCAATCACCGACGGGTCTCATGTCCTAAACGGAAGAGAGTCGATGTCGGTGATTGAATTCTTAGTCCAACCTACTTTGTCCGTAGGCGTTGATTCCGTAACTCTTCAAGACCGCGGCGAACGCTTGAGCGTAAGCCTCTTTGCGAGTCACAGACTGACCGTAACCACTCACCCAAATATCGTAACCACCTTCATAACTATTGGTGCTTCCGATTCCAGCCTTCTTCAAGTAAGTCACGAAAGCGCCACGGGCAGGAAATATCTTCACCCAAGCAAAACCACAAACGCCTTCAGAGACGAAGTAGGTTTGCTTCTTGAAATCAATATCATTGCCAAGTGGCGTAGTTGGAGTCCCAACAATCATTGGTGTAGGGACTGCGGCTTCAGCGGCGGCAGAACCAGCGGCGTCAGCCTCTTTGTAAATGCGAGCGCACTCGCGCTTACCAAGTGTTTTTTTCTCAATCACTTGAGTCATGTGTCCTCCTCTCGGACAATCTCAGTATATCAAACCTTGGTTGGAAATTCAACCTAGCGCGTAGCCTGTCGGATTCCTCAGCGAGCGCTCTTTGGTGCTGGACTCTACGGATAGCCCTTAGCGAGCCTTCAGAGACCCGTAGGGCGTATTTCCTCTTTAGCCATGATGGGATAGACACTAGAACCACCGTCCCGTCTCTATTGACCCCACAATGCCAAACGCGACCAAGATAATCGCATAGAACAGAATCGCTTCAAGATTATCTGCCCAACGATGACCCTTGGCGGTCAATCGAACTCCGCGCTTTGTTAGGTACTCCGCAATCATGCCGTCCTCCTATCTTTGATTGGTCGTATCAATCCAACCGCTTCCATGGAAGCATCTGCTTCGCAATCGAAACAATAGAATCTTCCCTTGATAAGTGTCAATCGATATTCCCTACCACAGTTGTAACATTTCATACAATCACCACCTCGTATTCATTCCGTCCAGTAAACACGGCGATAATGTCTCGCTTTGAAACTTTCTTTTCAAGCACCTTGCCCTTCTTGCCGAATCGTGTCGCAAACCATTCAGCCTTCTCACGCTTGACTGTCCATGAAATTCCATCTTTGTTGAGATTGGGTTGATAACCTCGATAGACCGTGACGGTCTCGGGTAATCCTGCGTAAGCCATCTGCTCATCCCAATCCATGAGCCATTCGCGATTCGCTCTATCTGACGAGAAGAACTCGCGCCATAAATCAAGATGCGCCCAAGCATTTTCGGTGTCGGTCCATATTGAAGCCAAGAGCGACCAATACTCGCGATTACTGAGGAACTCTTGAATATCTCCAAAAGCCTGTAATCGATAAGGGCGTTCATGTAGCCACACATACGATTTGTATTTTTTATTTTCTAGCGCTTCAGCAACTAATTTCTTTTTGACTTCGTATTGATAATTGGCTTGACCGCCTGAAAAGAATGGCACCTGAT